TTTGCGAACTTTATCTTAAACACACATGTGTGATATCTACATAAGCAGATAAATATTCAAGTTAAAAAAACTTTTTCCTACACGGCCGTAAAAGGTCGGTAGGAACTTAGAAAAGGACTTGAATTAAGTCCTTGCCATTTTACCTGTGGCAAGTCTTACGTGAATGCATGTAGAAAAAGTATACTGCTTATTAAGCAAAGCCATGGCTTCGCGTAAGAACCTTTACGGCAGGAGAGTGAGCTGTCTCGATTGCACAATTTGTGCAATGGCAGTCTCATCCTCTAGGGTCACCTCGTATTCGAGGATTTCCTTTAGTGATAGTGATGTTACATCACTTCTGAGTGCTTTCTTGCGAATAACACTCATAAATTTCAACCAACACGCATTTTGATGCGTGCCTGATATGAAAGTATTTGGGTGGGAACCAAACAAATCTACAATATGACCCCAACGGTCATATGGTAAGTACACTTCATTCGCCATGGTGTTAACAGGGATTATAGTGCGATCAAATAATGATCTTTCTACCATAGATTTATTCATTCTTGCCCAAATACGAGCTGGAATTTCTTCCAAGGCTGATCCATCACCTCCGATAAAATCTCGGGCTTGAATCAAAAGAGATCCGAAAGTCGGATCCTGAATTTCATTTTGAACAATTGGTTTCAAAAAGTTTATAAAACGTGAAACATCAATCGGTCCACTCGCTGATGGTTGATTAGCTGAGTCTGAATTGCTATTACTGATTAGCTTACCTCCAATGTTTTTGATGACATCGAAAATAGCTCTTCCTGCTGATATTCCAGCACTTAATGTAGGTCCACCTATGGCTTGTAAAGCTGAAGTGGCTATACTAAGTATATTGGCTAATCCGAATGCAAAAGCGACTGTTTCATCAACCATATCACCTGGCAAACTTACATGACTAATCTGACCACTGATTGTTGTTGGTAAACGGGTTTCAATCGTATAGTATCCTAAACTAGGACCTAAATTACCTACTCCAGTGGGTATGATATGTGCATTACGCTCGAACTTTTGAGCTATTGTACTTATACCACCTGCGCCTGACTCATCAGGAAC